ACAGTAAAAGAGTTTGACGCTATTATAAAACCAGAAGTAGGACGTATTATATTTCTAGGTACACCACAGACAGAAATGTCTTTGTATAATAGCTTAGAAGAACGTGGGTTTAAAACAAAGATATGGACAGCATTGTACCCTAATAAAGTACAAAAGATAGGCTATGGTCACAAACTAGCACCTATTATTGCTGATGTGCATAACAAAGAAGGTAAACCTACAGATTATAAAAGATTTGATGAGGTAGACCTATTAGAAAGACTTAGTTCTTATGGACGTAGTGGATTCAACCTACAGTTTATGTTAGATACTACTATGTCTGACGCTAATAGATACCCTCTAAAACTAAATGATTTAATTGTAGCTTCAGGTTGTTCTACATGGAAAGAAGCTCCTGCTAAAATACAATGGGCTAGTTCTCCTGAACAAATGAAAGCTATAGACCCTGAGTTACCCAATGTGGGACTCAAAGGTGACTATTATGTAGCACCTATGCACATGTCTAAAGAGTTTACAAAATTTGAAGGCACTATAATGTCTATAGACCCTAGTGGTCGTGGAGAAGACAAAACAGCGTATGCGGTGCTTAAAATGCTACATGGAGTGCTTTATTTGACTGCTGTAGGTTCATTAGATGGTGGTTATTCAGATGACACGTTATATAGGTTGTCTAATATAGCTAAGAAAAATGATGTAAACTATGTGGTTATAGAGTCTAACTTTGGTGATGGTATGGCTACAGCTTTACTAAAACCTATAATGGCTAAGATACACCCATGTGAAGTAGAAGAAGTAAGACATAATATACAGAAAGAAAAGCGTATCATAGATACTTTAGAGCCTATTATGAATGGACATAGGCTTGTAGTAGATGATTTATTAATTAAAGAGGATTTTAAACTAGAACCTAATCATCAGTTGTTTAGACAAATGACTAGGATAACTAGAGATAAGGGTGCTTTAAGACATGATGACCAAATTGATGCAGTGGCTATTGCCGCTAATGCTTGGGTTGAGCGTATGGACAGAGACCAAGTCTTATCCTATAATCAACACAAAGAAGACCTATTGGACAGAGATTTGGAGAAGTTTATGGAGCACACAATCGGAAGAACACCACATAAGGATAGTTGGATATAATATGAGTGAAAGACAAACTGAACACATGCTAGAAGTAGCAGAACGTATTAAGAAACATGAGAGTCCTTTTGGTAAAGGAGTATTAAAACCATATCAATTAGAATACAATGGTATTAAAGAAGACTTCTTTACAGTCGGTCATGGTCATAGAATATACGGAGAAGTCAAAGATTCTTATACACAAGAAGAGATAGACATGATGTTTGAGGACGATTTTAAAAATGCTATGTCTGGTGCTATGGAGCTTATAGGTAATAATCACCCACCTGAAGTATTAGGTGTAGTGACAGAGATGGTATTCCAACTAGGTTACAATGGTACTTCTAAGTTTAAGAAGACTCTAAAGCATATTAACAATGGTGAGTATAATTTAGCTAGTTCAGAAATGCTTAATTCTAACTGGGCTAAACAAACAACTAAACGTGCAGAGTCATTGTCTAAGATAATGGCAAATATTCAATAAAAAAATTTGAAGGGGTATATACGTACATGACGAGGCGAGTTTCCCCATACTATACGCCAAAAACTACGCCAAAAAGTGCAAAAAAGTGGCATATAGCGGCGTTTTTTGTGCCTG